TATACATTGGAGATACTTTACTATGCTAAACCTACTGTATTGTCTACTGGTAATGCAAGCAATGTATTTCTTGCTAATTATCCAGATGCTCTCCTCTATGCCTCTCTTTTAGAAGCAGAGCCATACTTAATTAACGATGCAAGAAGTCAGACATGGGCAACCCTGTACGACAGAGCAATTAAAAACATATCCGATGCAGACCAAAATGGCGAGTATTCGGGTGTTCCATTACAAATGCGCGTAACCTCACGATAAGGAAATAATATGGCTGAAATGTCAAACTACCTAGAGAATGCACTAGTCAATGCAACTCTACGAGCAACAACCTTTACCTCTCCTTCTGTAGTCTATGTTGGTCTCTATACTAGCGACCCAACAGATGCTAATACAGGAACAGAGTGTACTGGTGGTTCTTATGCTCGTAAATCTGCTACTTTTGGCGCGCCTTCTAATGGTGCAAGCGTAACTACAGCCGACATTACCTTTGACCAAGCTACAACATCTTGGGGAACAATTAGTCATATCGGTATCTTGGATGCTTTGACTACTGGAAATCTTTTGTATCACACACCTTTGACAACATCAAAGGCTATTGATACAGGAGACATCTTTAAGATTGCATCTGGTAGCCTTTCAGTTACCCTAGCCTAATGGCATTAACTCTCGAACAGTTAGATCAGTTCGGGACTTTAGAGCAAGTACCATACTCATTCGATCATACTTGGGAAACAGACGAAGTATGCGGTAATTGGAGATTAGAGGACATGGATTCCCTTGGGAATCTAGATCAACTAAATATCTCTTTTGATGATCCTGTATGGACTACTCTGTGTGTTAAGTTCCCATCTGCATCTATCACAGCAGATGCTACAGTTAGCGCGGATGGTGTTCGCCAACGCACAGGTGAGGCACTTGTTACAGCAGATGCTTCTGTTGTTGCAGCAGGACAAAGAACAAGAAATGCTAGTGCAGACATAAGCGCAGATGCAACAGTAGTCGCTAGTGGATCTGCTATCCGTACATCATCGGCAGACATAACAGCCAATGCCTCAGTAACAGCAGAAGCTGTAAGAGTATTGGTAGGCGAAGGAATAGTAAATGGAACAGCAACAGTTAATGCAACAGGAAACGGAATACTGGTCGGATCTGCTACTGTCGATGCAGAAGCAAGTGTGGCAAGTACAGGTATTCGAGTTAGAACAGGTGATGCGACAATTACAGGCAATGCAAGTGCAGAGTCTGAGGCTATTCGGGTTAGAACATCTGTTGCAGAAATAACAGGCACAGCAACAGTAACAGCACTTGGTGGTGTAGAGTACGCAGGAGAAGGCTTTATTATTGCTAATGCGTATGTAGATGCACAAGCACAAGCAGTTTATTCTGCTAATGCAGTTATTACAGCAAATGCCACAGCAGTCGCAAGTGGTAATGTATTAGGCGATAATTGGACAGACGAGACAGCAGGATCAGAGGCTTGGACAGGTATATCAGCAAGCACTACAACATGGACAGCAGAGACAGCAGGCTCAGAGTCTTGGACAGCTATTACAGCTACAACGACAACTTGGTCAAATATATCTAGCGGAAACTCACAATGGCAATAAGTAGAATAAATTTCGGGGAGTGGACTCCAGATCAACCAGGTATTACTAATGGTCTAAGACGAGCAGAGAATGTTTACTCTAAAGCAGTAGGCTATGGTTCTATTCCTACAGTAGTAGATTACTCGGCAGCAGCATCGGAAAACCTAAACAATGTAGTCGCAGGCAAAACAACAGCAGGTGCTACAAGTGTATTTGCTGGCGGTTCTACAAAACTATTTAAGTTAGATTCTGGCGATTTGTCATTAGACAATGTGTCTAAATCAGGTAATTACTCAACTCCTACAGATCAGCGTTGGAAGTTTACGCAGTTTGGTAATGTTATTGTTGCAGCTAACGGACAAGCAAAATTACAAGGATATAACTTAAACAGTTCATCTTTATTTGCAGACTTAGCAGCCGATGCACCAACAGCACGATTTGTAACTGTAGTGCGAGACTTTGTAGTGTCTGGATGGCAATCAAGTTATCCAAGCCGAGTTCAATGGTCAGCATTAGGTGATGAGTCTAGTTGGACTGCTTCTGCTACGACCCAAGCAGACTTTCAGGATATTCCTGATGGTGGATCTGTAGTCGGTGTTACTGGTGGTGAATTTGGTCTAGTCTTTATGGATCGAGCAATCCATCGTATGTCTTATGTTGGTAGCCCACTTATATTCCAGTTTGACAATATCAGTCGTAACTTAGGATGTTATGAGGCTAACTCAATTATTCAGTATGGTGGCACATCGTTCTTTTTAGGAGACGATGGATTCTATGCTTGTGATGGTCAAAATGTAGTTCCAATCGGTAGCGAGAAAGTAAACAGATTCTTCTTTGATAATGTAGAAGAAAGCACTTTGTATCTTATGTCGGCTGCGGTAGATCCAATCAAGAAACTTATTATTTGGGCATACGCATCCAATAGTTCATCTACTCCTGATAGTTTGTTAATCTACAATTACCAGACTCAACGATGGACTAGCGGTACAACCCATGTCGATAGAATTGCATCTACATCTACTCCTGCTGTTACTTTAGAGGGTATGGATGTTTATGGTAATTTAGACACCATCCTTACAACCTTTGATAGCCGACTTTGGCTTGGTGGAAAACTACAGTTAGCCGGTGTTGATGGTGCAAAGATTGTTACTTTTACTGGTGCTAATGCCACAGCCTACATAGAAACAGGTGATATAGAAATACCTGGCTCAACATCTGCAATCACAATGGTTAAACCCATAGTAGATGATGGTTCTGGTAGCGTAGCATTGTTGTCTCGTAGGCTTTTGTCAGAATCTACAACCTTTGGCTCTCAATCAGCAGCAGATAGCGAAAATAGAGTCGCAGTTCGTGGTGTTGGTCGCTATCATCGTCTACAATTAACCCCTACAGGTAGTTGGACATCAGCAGTCGGAATGGACATCGATTTAAGCCCTCTAGGAACTAGATAATGTTTAGAGCATTACCCCCATTTGGTAGCGATCCTCGTGGAGTAGCAGAGGTAGTCAATGGGATTATGAATGGCAAGACTAACAATACAGGGTCGGTAACTTTAGCAACAGGTGGTGCATCTACTACAACCATTACAGATGCTCGTATCGGTGTAGATTCTGTCATTCTGTTAATGCCAACAGACGATGTATCATCTACAGTGTATTACCCTTATTTAGCAGTACAAGACGATACAGACCAAGCTGCGACAACAACTACAGCAGCCAATATTATGTCGTTTAGCACTACAGACTATGCATTAGGTGCAAGTCTAGTAACGAATACGAAACTAACAGCAGGTTACTCTGGACTCTACAACATTCAGTTTAGTGTGCAGTTTAAAAGCACAGTTAATGATCCTGAGTTTGTAGATGTATGGTTTAGAAAAAATGGTACTAATGTAGCAGCATCAAACAGTAAATTTGGTATCTCACAAAGAAAAAGTGCAGGCATTCCAAGTCATATGATTGGCTCATTAAACTTTTTTATTGGTTTAGAGAAAAACGATTATGTAGAGTTAGTTTGGAGACCATCTGATATTGGTGTAACAATTGAGCATTTTGGTGCAGATACTTCACCTACTAGACCAGCAACACCTAGCATCATAGCCACAATGAGTTATCTATCATCAAATGGCTATACCAGTAATCTTTTTACAATGCCTTATATATCGGCAACGACAGCAGGAAGTGCAACCATTAGTCATCCTGCTAATTCAGTATCAGGTATGACTTATAAATATATCATCGTAGGATAAAACTATGGCAACAACCACAAGCACATCGTCAATTGATCCAGCGTTACTCCCATACCTTACCCAAGGTTTGCAGAGGGCGCAGAGTCTATTCTTAACAGGACAGCAACCTGAGTTCTTTCCTGGTCAGACCTATGTAAGCCCATCTGCTGCTACGACTGAGGCTATTGCACAGCAAGAACAATTGGCTCGCCAACAGTCTCCTGTTCTACAACAGGCTCAACAGGCTTATCAAGCATCTATGGGTCAAGTCGGACAGACTGCTGCCGGTGGATTCTTAAATGCCAATCCTTATCAACAAGCGATGATGGAGGCAGCGACTCGCCCACTAACTCAACAATTTAGCCAAGCAGTATTGCCAGGCATTTCGAGCCTTTACAGTCGATCTGGTCGATTGGGTAGCGGTGCTATGGAAAGAGCATTAGGAACTGCTACAGAGGCTTATGGGCGGTCTCTAGGGGATATTACAGCCAATATTGCAGGCACACAGTATCAACAGGAAAGAGGACTACAGCAACAGGCTCAATTAGCCCAATCTCAGTTGGCAGGATATGCACCTCAGTTCTACAGCCAACAGTTTCTACCATCGCAGACATTGGCTCAAGTTGGCGCACAGCAAGAGGCAATCGCTGCACAACCTCTACAAGAGCAATTGGCTCGTTATCAATTCGGACAACAGTTACCCTATCAGCAACTTCAAGGCTATTTGTCATCGGTCTATGGCACTCCATTAGGTCAATATGGAACAAGAACCACAGATGTTCCTACCTATCAGAATCGTGGTGCAGGTGTTCTTGGCGGTGCAATAGCAGGCGGTCTAGGTGGTTATGCGTTAGGACAAATTCCTGGCGTTTCTGGTTTCTTTGGTAATCAATACGCTGCGCCAGCGTTAGGTGCATTAGGTGGTGGTTTATTAGGTGGTGGATTCTTCTGATAATAGAAAAACTAACCCTACATCGTTTAGAGGAGTTTTTTGATTTAGTTACCAAGATGGTAGCCGAGGCAGAGTTTTCTTACGCAACACCAGAAAAACACAAGATTCTACATTTATTTAAGAATCCTAATGCAGTCGGATTTATAGCAATAGAGAATAACAAGATTGTCGGGTTTATATCAGGTCTAGCCCATGAGTATTTCTTTAGTAATCGTAAAAGAGTAAGTGATTTAGGATTCTTTGTATTGCCTGAGTATCGAGGTAGTAGAGTGGCACTTAAGCTAGTAAAATCACTAGAAACATGGGCTAAAGATATGGGTGCAGATGATCTGCATTTAGGACAAACAACAGCAGTAGACATGGATAAAACCAGACAGTTTTATGAGAGACTAGGTTATAAAACTGTTGGCTTTAATACAGTCAAACACTTAAAGGATTAATTATGTGTGGTGGAGTCGTAGAAGATATTGAAAAAGCTGTTGTTCAACCAATAGGCAGAGGTTTAGCAGAAGTAGATACTTTTGTTAACAGAGAGATTCCTGGTGGATGGGTTACTGTTGGATTGACAGCAGCAGGCGCAGCAGCCTATACAGCAGCAGCAGATGCAGCAGTTCTAGCAGGCGCAACCACAGCAGAAGCAGCAGCAGCAGGATCAGCAGCAGCAGCATCAGCCGAAGCAGCAGCAGCATTAGAGGCAGCAGCATTAGCAGAAGGTGCAACTACAGCAGGTATGGTCGGTGCAGCAAATACAGGATTGCCAGTAGGAACAGCAACACTTGGTGGAACAGTTGGCGCAACAACTGGTGGCGCACCAATATTTGATTACTCTACAGAAGCAATGTTAACTCCTGGCGGTAATGTCGTTCCTGCTACTACTTTGCCTACGGAAATGGCTGTAATAGATGCAGAGATTGCAGCAGCAGCAAAAGCTGCACCTACAAAAATATCACCAATGCAAGCTATTCAAGGAATTAGATCTGCTAGTGGTTTATTAG